AAGCGAGGTTAAACGTTGGGAGCAAATCAAAGAAGATGAACGTTTGGAAAATGAACGCATCGAAAATCAAAGGATTGATAACATCAAAACAATGATTTCAGATTTTGAATCGAAATGTTACGAAAAAATTCAATCCATGACTTTTGAAACGGGATTAAGTGTAAAAAACGAATTGGATGTTTTGTTTAATTCTGAAATGGATGTTCAAGAATTTGAAATTCTTTTGGAGCAAGCTAAAATGAGAGTTCAAAATCAATTTGATGCTAAATCAAATGATTTGACTGAAAAGGAAAACCAACGCAAAGAAAACGAGCGATTAAGGCTTGAAAAAGAGGAATCCGATAAGAAGTTACGTGAAATCGAGCAACAACAACAAAAAGACCGTGAAGAACGTGAAGCGAAAGAGCGTGAACAAAAAGAAAAGGTTTTTGAGGTTCGTAAACAAAGATTATTTGGTTTAGGTTTTGAATTTGGCAACGTTGGATTTGTTTTTAAAGAATTTAATTTCTTTTTAAGTAGTGAAGTAATTTTCAATTGTGATGTAATTGACTTTGAAAATATTTTCAATGATTCGGTTAAAAAAATTGAATCTGAAAGAGACCAAATTGCAAAAGAAAAACAACAACGTGAAGCCAACGAAAAAGCAGAACAACTCGCAAAACAAAAAGCAGAAAAAGAAAACAAAGAACGTCAAAAGCGTTTAGCAACCGACAAAAAAATAATTTCTGAATCATTGGAAACTTATTTCGCTGATTTGCATTTAGCAACCGAAAATAAGGAAATTCAAATATTTATTGAGGGTGCAAACATCAAAATCAATGCTTTGAAAAATCAATTATTAACCGAATTAAACGAATTGTAAAATGTCAAAAGAATTATCAACAACAACAAAAGCCGGTTCTATTTTTAGTAACATAGCTTCATTTGAGGACGGTCAAAGAATTGCAAAAGGTTTAGCAAGTTCGGACTTGGTGCCAGCTTCATATAAAAATAATATCCCTAATACCATGATTGCACTCGAAATGGCAAATCGATTAAAGATTTCACCTTTTGAAGTAATGCAGAATTTGGATATTATTAAAGGAAAGCCAAGTTGGAGTAGTACTTTTATTATCGCTTCAATCAATTCGTGTGGGCGTTTTAAACCGCTTAGATTTGAATTTGTAGGGTCAAATCCAAAATCAGACGATTACGGGTGTAGAGCCTATACTGAGGATATGGATGGAAACAAATTATCCGGGCCATTGGTAACGTGGTTAATGGTAAAATCTGAGGGGTGGTTATCAAAAACGGGTTCTAAATGGCAAACAATGCCAGAATTAATGTTTCAGTATCGTGCAGCATCTTTTTTTGGTAGGCTTTATGCGCCGGATATTTTGAAAGGTATGCAAACGCTTGACGAGGTCAAGGACGAATTTTCAACTATTGACACCGAATATGAAGATGTAACAAAATTGGAGCAAATCAATGAACTTTACCCAACTGTAAAAGAGTTTTGTTCAGAGTATGAAATTTCAAACATCGACAAAATTATTAACGAAAAGCAAGTACAGAATTATGATAAAGTTTTGTATTTGTTGAAAAATAAAAAACAGTCTTAATTATGGTAGAAGTACTTGAAAGAATAGGTAGGTTTACAAGTTCAAATATTTGGAAACTGACAACAAAGGATAGAACCGGAAAAGGATTTGGGGCACCGGCTTTAACCTACATTGAAGAAAAAAGAGCAGAAAGAAGTATTGGCCGTTCGGTTGACTTGGGTGCGGTTTCTCAATCCTTAACGTGGGGTAAAATTGCAGAGTACTATTGTGATAAATTTCATCTTTTGGGATATGAGTTAATTTCAGATCAAACAATTGTACATCCGAAATATAAATTTTGGTCGGGCAGTCCAGATGCAAAAAAAGAGCAAACTGCAGTAGAGATTAAGAGTTATGAACCAAAAAAGTTTTATTTGTACACTCAATCACTTTTGAAATTAAAAGAGGGTTTAATTACTTTGGACAACTTCAAATCTGACTTTAAAGAAGAATACTGGCAAGTTGTATCAAATGCAATTTTATTAAACAAACCAAAAGCGGAATTGATAGCTTTTATGCCAAGTGAGAAACAATTGATTCAAATGCGTGAAGAAATTGAAACAACTAACGTTTTGGAAAAATTAGGGATAGAACCATGGCAAGGTAGATTTATTATTGAAAAAGAGATTTACAATTTGCCTTATATTCCAGAGGGTATTGAATATCCAAACTTTGTAAATTTTGAGTTTGTTGTACCAGCGGATGATATTATTTTTTTAACGAAATGCGTCTTAGATGCTGAAAAACTTTTAACAAATGGATAAAGCGTATTTGGAGTTTTTGGAGAGTAAAAAAAACACTTTTATTGAAAGCGGTTTTGAGATTAGCGAAAAAAAGTTAAATCCATTGTTAAAGGACTTTCAAAAGTTTTCTGTTAAAGTTGCTTTAAGTAAAGGTCGTTTTGCTTTGTTTTTGGATTGTGGTTTAGGAAAAACTTTTTGTCAAATTGAATGGGCAAACCAAGTAAATAAAAAAACCAAAAAGCCAGTTTTAATTTTAGCTCCTTTAGCTATTATTCAACAAACAATCGATGAGGGTACAAAGTTTGGTTATAAGATAGTAAATGCAAGTTATGATTTAGAAAATCCACATTTTGCCCCTATTCAAATAGCGAACTATGAACAATTAAAAAATATTGATATTTCTGTTTTTTCTGGGGTTGTTTTAGATGAAAGTTCTATTTTAAAAGGTCGTGACGGCAAAACATCTACAATGTTAATTGATTTATTTAAAAATACACCTTATAAACTTTGTTGTACAGCTACACCATCACCAAATGACCACATGGAATTAGGACAGCATTCAGAGTTTTTAGGTGGCATGACTTATTTAGAAATGTTAGCAATGTTCTTTGTTCATGACGGTGGAGAAACTTCAAAATGGAGATTGAGAAAACATGCTAAAGATGCTTTTTGGAGATATGTAGCTACTTGGAGTATTGCAATGGACAATCCAGCTACATTAGGATTTAATTCAGAGGGATATAATTTACCAGAAATAGAGTATATTGAACATATTATTCCAGTTGAAAATAATACAAATACTCTTTTTGGTGATGTAGCAGTTTCAGCAACTGACTTACATAAAGATTTAAACCGTTCATTTGATTTAAGAATTGAAAAAACATTGGAATTGGTAAACCCAAATAATGAACAATTTATTGTTTGGGGTCTAAAAAATAATGAAACTGATTCTGTTTCTAAATTACTTGAAAATTCAGTAAACGTGCAAGGTTCTGACAGTCCAGAATATAAAGCCAAACATCTAAATGGATTTGCAAATAATGATTTTAAAACATTGGTTACAAAAACCTCAATTGCAAGTTTTGGAATGAACTATCAAAATTGCCATCAAATGGTGTTTATGTCGTATGATTTTAAATTTGAAGCATTTTATCAAGCGGTTAGACGTTCATATCGTTTTGGACAAAAAAACAAAGTACAAGTCCATATTTTAATTCCAGAGAGTCAAACAAATGTAAGGGCAACAATTCTGGAAAAAGAAAAACAGCATTTTGAACGAATTAGAGAAATGGCTATGTATTCAGCGGAAACAAATTACAAAACAGCAAAATCAAAAGTAAAAATCATGAACAAAGAAATAAAAACAGAACAATATCATTTGATTAATGGTGATTGCGTTCAAGAAACTAAAAAATTAAATGACAATTGTGCCGATATTGTTGTTTTTTCTCCACCATTTGCAGAATTATATGTTTATTCAGATAAGGAGGAGGATATGGGTAATGTAACCGATTATAAGCAATTTGAACAGCATTTTAAATTCCTTATTCCAGAATTAAAAAGAGTACTTAAAAGTGGTCGTATTTGTGCTATTCATTGCATGGATTTGCCTATTCAAAAAGGTAAAGAGGGTTATATCGGTTTACGTGACTTTTCAGGGATGTTAATTGAATGGTTTCAAGAGTATGGATTTATTTATCATTCAAAAGTAACTGTTTGGAAAAACCCAGTAGTAGAAATGCAACGTACAAAAGCATTAGGATTGTTACATAAAACAGTTAAAAAAGATGCTATTATGTCACGTGTAGGAATACCGGATTATATTTTGTTTTTCAGAAATGAGGGAGAAAATGAAATTCCAGTAGTTCACCAAGACAAAGACGATAATTTGCCAAATTATTTACCAGTTGATTTGTGGCAAAAATACGCATCTCCAGTTTGGTATGATATTGACTACACTAGAACTTTACAATATCGTTCTGGTCGAGACGGAAACGATGAAAAACATATTGCACCGCTTCAGTTGGATACAATTGAAAGAATTTTACATTTATATTCAAATGAGGGCGAAACTGTTTTTAGTCCTTTTGGTGGAATTGGTTCAGAGGGATTTTCAGCTATAAAAATGAACAGAAAATCAATTTCTATTGAATTGAAAGAAAGTTACTTTAAAATTAATGAAAGTAACCATAAAGCTATTGTAGAAGAAAAAAGTTCCAAGTTAACACTATTCTAAAATGAAACAACTCCAAACAAAAGAAGAAGCTATTGAAACCGTAAAAGATAACAATCGAGAGTTTTACGATTTGGCACTTGAATTATCGAGAAAGTGGGTTTCAGAACAATTTAAACCATTT